TGCCCGAGTAAGTAATCCTAACAACCAGGATAACCCAAAGGTTGCTGGACTATTGAAGTATTGTATTCAACATGGACACTGGTCTGTGTTCGAGCAAGCATCAATGACTCTGCAAATTGAAACGACTCGCGGTCTGGGTGCTCAGATCCTGAGGCACCGTTCATTCTGCTTCCAAGAGTTTTCACAACGGTATGCTGACTCGTCTGCACTAGGTGATAAGATTGCCTTGCCTGAGTTGCGTCGTCAGGATGATAAGAATCGTCAGAATAGTATTGATGATGTAGATCCATTCTTGATTCAGAAGTATGAGATCCTCATGCAGGATCACTTCAAGCATGGTATGGAACTATATCAAAATATGCTTGATGATGGTATTGCAAAAGAGTGTGCTCGTTTTGTATTACCTTTGGCGGTAGGAACTAAACTTTACATGACAGGAAATCTCAGGTCATGGATCCATTACATCAATCTGCGTACCTCTAACGGTACTCAGAAGGAGCACATGGAGATTGCAGAACTCTGCAAGCGTCACTTCAAGTGCAAGTTTCCTATCGTCTCAGAGGCGCTTGGGTGGGTCTCTAAGACCGATCGCGACTGCCATAGTTATGAAGATGACCTCCAACCTTGTTTAAAGATTGACTAATGATTATGAAACAGTATCCCTATCAGATTACATACAAGTTGCCTAGTACAGGTAACAAAAGACTGAAAGAAAATGTCCAGGGTGCTTGTGCATCTGAGGCCAGGAAGATCTTTGAAGCATCCAAACCCTCAGCCACGGTGCTCACAACTACACCTCTACCTCAAAACTAATGCCTACATATAACGTAATAAATAAGAACACAGGTGAGAAACAAGAGTTCTCCATGACTATGAAAGCATATGATCAATGGAGAAAAGATAACCCTGACTGGGACAAGGACTGGCAAGCGGGAATCGCTGGCACTACCTATGGTAAACCCAAACAATCCGATGGATTCAAAGAAGTAATGTCTAAGATCCAATCCGAACACCCCCGAGCAAACCTTTCACGTTATACCTGATATGCCTGCTGCCCGTAAGCGTAAGACTCCTAACACAAATCTGACTGCAAAGCAGATGCGTAGGAAGAAACCAATCAATCTAGATCATCTGAAAACTATTGAACCTCTCACTGAAAATCAGGAGAAAGTGTTTGAATCCTACGCTGAGGGTAAGAACTTAGTTCTGCACGGTGCTGCTGGTACAGGTAAAACTTTCATTAGTCTTTACCTTGCTATGCAGCAGGTACTAGATCCTGAGACACCATACGAGAAGATCTACATGGTTCGCTCTCTTGTTCCTACAAGAGAGATTGGTTTCTTACCTGGCGACCATGAAGACAAGAGTGATCGGTATCAGATTCCTTACAAGAACATGGTTAAGTACATGTTTACCATGCCAGATGACAATCAGTTTGAAATGCTCTATGATAATCTTAGAGCACAAGAGACTATAACATTCTGGTCTACATCATTCATTCGTGGTGTGACACTTGATCAGTGTATCATCATCGTAGATGAGTTCTCCAACTTGAATTTCCATGAACTAGATTCAATCATCACCCGTGTGGGACAAGACGCTAAGATTATTTTCTCTGGTGACTACAACCAATCGGACTTGCTTAAATCTAATGAGCGCACAGGTGTGCTAGACTTCATGAAGATCTTACAGACCATGCCATCATTTGACTGTGTTGAGTTTGGGATTGAAGATATTGTACGATCTGGTCTCGTCCGTGAGTACCTGGTCAGTAAAATCAACCTTGGATTTAGTTAATGAAAACATTTAATTATGTAGGTCCTGCTGCTGAGATCAATGAACTCGAAAGTAGGACCAGTGAACGTGGTCGCTTCTATAAAGCACCCAATGGTAACTGGTATCCATCTGTCACCACTGTCGTAGGTCATCAATCTATCGAAGGCATCCGTAAGTGGGAGCAGAGAGTTGGGTACACAGAAGCAGAAAAGATCAGACGCACATCATCATGGAGAGGTACCAAGTATCATGGCATCGTTGAAGACTACCTTAAAGGCAACATTGAAAAAGTTAAGAAAAGCGAAGGTCTTGCCTCGTACCTTTTTGGGTTTGCTCGTGAGACTCTTGATCGTATCGACAATCTTCATATTATTGAAGCCCCTTTGTATTCTACTGATCTATGCATTGCTGGTCGTGTTGACTGCATTGCTGAGTTTGATGGTGAGTTAGCAATCATCGACTTCAAAACAACAGGTACTTTGAAGAAAGAATCTTTTCTTAAAAAGTATTTCGTACAGGAAGCAGCGTATGCTTACATGTACTGGGAGTTGACTGGTTGTGAAGTAAAGAAACTTGTGACCCTCTCTGTGGCAGAGAATGGAGAGATGCAAGTGGTCGAGAAGTATGATAAGATACCGTATATTGATACTCTCTGCAAATGGATCAAAGAATACCGTTATTTTCAGGAGGGTATCAATAGATGAAAGAACTCGAAGAAAACTTTATGACTCAGAACAAGTTCAGTGCTCTGGTGGAACACACAGTACAAAATAACAATGGACTCATCAATTACATCGAAGCAGTCGCTACTGTCTGTGAAGAGTATGAGATTGAGTTTGAAATGGTAAGCAAACTAATTAGTAAACCACTCAAAGACAAGATCAAAGCAAATGCACAACACCTCAACTGCATCAAACGAACCAGCAGGGGAGTCCTCCCCCTATGAGTGGATCGATGATGCGTTTCGTATAAGAGAGACCAGGTTTGGTTTGTTCACATCTGTCATGAAATCCACAGGAAAGGATTTCTTGACAGGTGGTACATATGATGCAGTGCTTACTATGTCTAGGTGGCATCTTAAATGTGAACAGGAGGGGACCCTTCACCTATACACAAGAGTAGTGGGATCGATTCGAGATCTCGCAGGAGTAAAACTATGACCGAAGACTTTTTTAAATCTGAAATCGTTCAAGAAGAACTGAATGATCTACAAACTTCATACACAGAACTCCTTAAAATGTCGCAAGAGTTTAAGGGATTTGATGATGAAGCGAAGATTAATCACATTAATAAAACATTAGAACTCATTGCTAAGCAGAAAGTATTCTACTCACGCCTAGAAATGATGGCAAATTATGTTGAGGAAGATGGTGACGAGGAGACGGAGGTGCAAGAGATGAAGAACCGTATCGATACCGTGTCTAATCTCTACACCGATGGCGAGAGCAACCTCTTACAGATCCTCCAAGTCATGGAGGACAAACTCCTGGGTTGGAAAAAAGAATTACAGAATGGGGGTTGACACCCCATAAATAGTGTGTCATGATGACCTTGGTCAGGTGACACACAGACCAAATACAAAACACAATACGGAGAATACGATGTCATTTTCATCTCTCAAAAAGTCCAGCGGATCCATTGCAGCACTGACAAAGGAACTGGATAAGATGAGCAAAGGTTCAGGAGGTAATGGTCCTGACGAACGTCTTTGGAAACCTGAGGTTGACAAAGCAGGTAACGGTTATGCAGTCATTCGTTTCCTGCCTGAACCCACAGGTGAGGACCTGCCATGGGCACAGATCTGGTCCCATGCATTCCAAGGTCCTGGTGGTTGGTATATTGAGAACTCTCTCACTACTTTGAACCAGAAAGATCCTGTGGGCGATCTGAATCGCACACTGTGGAACAGTGGTCTTGATAGTGACAAGGAGATTGCACGTAAGCAGAAGCGTAAACTCTCTTACTACTCCAACATCTTTGTTGTCAAGGATCCTCTGCATCCTGAGAACGAAGGTCGTGTCTTCCTCTACAAGTATGGTAAGAAGATCCACGACAAGATTGTTGAGGCAATGAAGCCCCAGTTCCAAGACGAGACACCCATCAATCCTTTCGACTTCTGGAAGGGTGCTGACTTCAAGTTGAAGATCGTCAAGCAAGATGGTTACTGGAACTATGATCGCTCTGAGTTTGCTTCGGCATCTACACTCGGAGACTTTGATGACGATCGTCTGGAAGAGATCTACAACAGTCAGTATTCCCTTGCTGACTTCACTGCTCAGAAGAACTTCAAGTCCTACACTGACCTTGAAGCACGTCTGAATCTGGTACTTGGTAAGACTCGCACTGCCCGTGTGCAGGAAGAGGAAGAGCAGGATCCAGTGTTCAACACAGTGACAGTTGCCAAAGAGGAACCTAGTTTCAACACTGGGTTTGGAAGCAGTGTAGAATCAATGAAAGAGGAGGAAGATCCCGACCTCTCTTACTTCGCTAAACTCGCTGAGGATTGATTCATGAAGAGAGTATTACTTCTTATTGCCAGTGCTGCTCTCTTCGCAGCAGCACCAGTGGAAGCACATGGTAAGCATGGTGGTCATCGCCACCGCTCTTGCCA